GCGTAGCGCGGGCTGGCCTGCTTGCCGTCGCGTATGTCTGCAATTGTTTTAACCGACAGGCCCGTGGCCGCCGCGACCTTTACAAGCACACGATCTTGTAGCTTCGCTTTTATTTCATCTAGATATAGCATATTGCACCTTTGTTTGCTGTATTTCTTAAATTAGGTATTGCACATGACTGGCATTAAGTGCAATACCTGATTAGCGGGATAAAAGAGCGAACCCGCCGCTCGGGCCAATGCGCCAAACAAAGGAAAAACAAAGTGAGTATCTTAGATCAGGCAACAGTGCCGACATCGGGACCGCAAGTCATATCAATTTGCGGTGATGCGGGTACGGGCAAAAGCAGCCTTGCAGCGTCGTTCCCCAAGCCTATCTTTATTCGCGCCGAGGATGGTGTGGCGCGTATCCCCGCATCATTTCGTCCAAGCGCATTGCCGCTGATTGAAAATTCCGATCAGCTTTGGGAACAGATCATCGCATTATTGCGCGAGGAACACGATTACAAAACGGTCGTTTTTGACACCGTGTCTGCGCTCGACCGTATCTTTGTGCAAGACGTGCTGAAAAGCGATCCGAAAGCAAAGGCGCTTAATTCCTGCCTTGGTGGTTATGGTGCAGGATTTAACGCGCTGTCATCAATGCACCAACGGGTGCGCAAGGCCGCAGAACACCTCCGCCAAAAACGTGGAATGAATGTTGTGTTCATTGCCCATGCCGAGATCGGCAACGTGTCACCGCCAGACGGTGAAGACTATTCGCGCTATTCTTTGCGTATGACGCATCATAAATCGCTGCCACCATATATTGACGACGTAGACGCCGTTGGGTTCTTACGTCAGCAGATGGTTGTCAAAGGCGATGAAGGTGAGCGTAAGCGGGCAATCAGCATGGACGGGCGCGAACTGGTTTGCCACCTGACAGCTAACAACGTGTCAAAGAACGCATATGGCATTACGCAGCCCGTGCCTGTCAAGTTGGGCGTCAACCCGCTTGCCGCGTTTATCCCGACAGGCGACACGCATTCCGGATTTGCTGCGCCAGATCCAGACACAGCCGAAACCACAACCGAAACAGAAACAGAAAACAAGGAAACAGTACAATGAGCTTTTGGGATTTATCAGACGGTCAAACCGCAGCCGATACATCAAAAGAATACGAAATCCCCGGCGGATCAATGGAACCAATCCCGAACAATTCGGACGTGTTGGCAATCATTGACCAAGCAAAATGGGCCAACAAAGACAAAGACGACAAGAACAGCCCTGCATATATCGAATTGCGTTGGTCTGTTATGGCCCCCGAAGCCGTCAAAGGCCGCAAGGTGTTTCATAAATTGTGGGTAACTGATTTTGATCCAAACGCCAAAGACGACACAAAGGCCAAGGCCAAGCGCGACAAGGCGCGGCGGATGCTGGCGGCCATTGACGCAAACGCGGGCGGCAACCTTACGCGCACCGGCGAACAGCCAACCGACGAAACCTTGACGCTGCATCTTTCTAACAAACCGATGGTGGTCAAATTGATGGTCTGGTCGATGAAAGGCAGCGACGGAACCGATATGGCGGGGAATTGGGTCAGCGCGGTTTCGCCGTCTGACAAGCCATTGCAGATCAGCAACGAGCCTTTGCCCAAGACAAGCCAAGCACCTGCAAGCGGCGGCGGTGGCACATATGGCGGCGGATCGTCTGTTGCCGACGACGAAATTCCGTTTTAAGTTTAACGCAACAAAACCAGCGGCGCACAATTAACGCGCCGTTGGTCAACAGCAACAAGGGAAAAAAATGACACGCGAAGAAATGGACACGATTTTAAACGCAGCTTTTGCAAAAGTATTTGGGGATAAGTGGTGATGGAACAACGGACACCAGAATGGTTTGCGGCGCGGGCCGGGCGGATCACGGCAAGCGGGGCAGGGGCATTGCTCGGCCTTTCACCGCATACAAGCGAGGCGGACGGGTTTCGCAGTCTTGTTAGATCAATGCACGGGATGCCGTCGGAATTTGTCGGCAACGTCGCAACAGAATATGGCACATTTCACGAAGCCGGTGCGCTTGTGGAATACTGCATGGAAACGGGCGCAACGGTTTGGACTTTTGGCGTTGCAGATTTTGGGAATTGGCTTGGCGCGTCTGGTTACGGAATGATTGATGATTTAGGCATGGTGCGGGTTTATTGCCCATTTGGTCAGCGCGACAAAAACCTGCCTAAGTTCAAGGGCATTGAAGAACACCCGCAGCAATATGCACGGATGCAGCTCGAAATGTATTGCACTGACCGCGATTGGTGCGATTTTTTCCAATGGTCGCCACACGGCAAAATGACGGAGCGTGTCGAACGCGATGACAGTTGGCTATATGAACACGTCGAAAAACTCCACGCTATCCACCAACGCGCCAAGGCCGCAGATCCTGCCGACTACGCGGGGCCAAAGCGTCAAGAGTATGACACGCCCGAAGCTGCCAAGCTGGTCACGGAATATGACGAACTGTCCGAAGCGATTGACAACGCCAGCGCACGCAAAAAAGACATTGTGGCCCGCATGGTTGAAATGTCCGGCAAGCGTGACGCGGTTATCGGCGGGCGCAATCTTACCCTCGTGAAGCGCAAGGGGTCCGTGTCGTATGCAAAAGCGATTGGCGTGTTGTTGCCCGATGCGGATCTTGAGAAATGGCGCGGCAAGGCAAGCGAAGGCTGGCAACTAAAGTGACGCCGGAACAGGAGGACCGCGCAAACGATGCTGCGAACAAGATCATCGCGGAATTGATTGCGGCACAAACGGCGGATGAATGCGAGGCGGTGGCAGCACGACACGCCGCCGTTTTTGCACGATTGCAAGCGGTTCACCCTGTCCGGGCTTTGCACATTATTAACCTAGCGGGCTTGCGCAAGCGTGATTTTACGCGGGCCGCGCGGGACGCAACACAGCAACAAAGAAAACAGCAAGAGGATTTATTTCGATGACCCTGCGGAAATACCAACAGGACGCGCACGATTCGGCGTGGTTGCACATGCGGACAAGCGTTGATCCTTGCTTGATCGAGGCTGCAACGGGCGCGGGCAAAAGCCACGTCATCGCGGCGCTTGCGCAAACAATTCACGGCGCAACAGGTAAAAAGGTTCTTTGCCTTGCTCCGTCTGCCGAGTTGGTGCAACAAAATAGAGAAAAGATGATAAATTCCGGTCACAAGGCCAGCATGTTTAGCGCAAGTGCGGGCGCAAAAGACCTGCGACACAACGTGGTTTTTGGTTCGCCATTGACCGTAAAAAACCGCATCAGCCGCTTTCAATCAGGCTATGCGGCGGTTGTTATTGATGAAGCGCACGGCCTGACGCCGACCATTAAAGGCATCATTGACGCGATGCGCGACGGCAACCCGATGCTGCGCGTGATCGGCCTGACAGCAACGCCCTACCGCCTTGGCAGTGGTTACATCTTTCGGCAATGGCCGGACGGTAAGGTCAACAGCGACGAAACAACCCGCGACCCCTATTTTCCGATTTTAGTTGACCGGATCACAGCGCCAGAACTGATTGACCTTGGTTTTCTGACAAAACCCGTGCTTGGGTCAGCGGGGACCGAAGGTTATGACACGGCCAGCCTGACGGCCAATGGGCAGGGCAAGTTTGACAGCCAAGCCGTTGACCGCGCATATCACGGACACGGACGCAAGACGGCGGCAATCGTTGCGGATGTTGTCGCGCAGTCTGCAAGCCGCAACGGGGTGATGTTTTTTGCCGCAACGGTCCAGCACGCAAATGAGGTCATGGCGTCATTGCCGCCCGGCTTGTCTGCGCTTGTGACAGGTGAAACGCCGGCGGGCGAACGCAAGCGGATATTGTCAGCGTTCAAAGCGCGCACAACAAAGTATCTGGTCAACGTGTCTGTGTTGACGGTCGGCTTTGACGCACCGCACGTTGATGTGGTTGCGATCTTGCGCAAGACGGAAAGCGTCGGGTTGTTGCAACAGATCATCGGGCGCGGGCTGCGCTTGGATACAAACAAGCCGGATTGCTTGGTTTTGGATTATACCACAAACATTGAGGATCATTGCCCCGACGGTGATTTGTTTGCGCCAAAAATCAGGGCAGGAAAAGAGGCCGGCGAAGGCAAGGCGCCAGCGGTTTGCCCAACGTGCAGCTATGAAAACAGGTTTTCGACTAACATCAAATATGTGGACTACGACAAAGACGTTGCGGGATACTGTCTGGATCTGGACGGCAATCGGGTTATGACCGACTACGGCCCGCTGTCCGGTCATCATGGCCGCCGTTGCTTGAACCAAGAAAAGACGGGGCCGCTTGGCACGTATGAACGATGCGAGTACCGATGGACAAGCAAGGAATGTGTGTTTTGTGAGGCCGCAAATGACATCGCCGCGCGTTATTGTTGCGAGTGTAAAGCCGAAATTGTTGATCCTAACGAAAAATTGCAGATGGATTTTAAGCGCACCAAGCGCACCCCGACAGAAATGCAAACGGATGAAATTGTGTCGATGGTTTCGCGCGAGGGCATTTCGCAAAAAGGCAATAAAACAGTGCGGGCGGATTTTGTCACGCCGTGGCGGTCGTTCTCAATTTGGTTCAGCCCTGATAGCCATTACACAAAACAGCAAGGCCAGTGGGCCGCGTTCCAGAAAGCAACACAGGGCGGCGATCCTAAGACGATCACTTACCGCAAAGATGCGACCAGCGGCTTTTATAACGTCTATGGTTACGACAGGCCGCACGATGTCGAGCCGGATCATGTCGAGGTGATGGAATGAAACTAAATAACCTACCGTTTCGTGTGTACGGTGACACCGAATTTCGCAGTAAATGCGCAACGGAAAGCGTTGAACAGGTGACGTTCTTCAATCGCTTGCGCACGCAATACCCCGATAGTTGGGGATTGCTTGCTGTTCACCCGCGCAACGAACAGCAATTACGCGGGGGGCAGTTTGGCGGCATGTCAAAACAGAAAGCCGAGGGAATGTCCCTCGGCGCGTCTGACATTATTTTGCCCGGACGTGTGACGTTTGTTTGTGAATTAAAGCGCCGTGACCGCACAAAAAGCACGTGGCAGCCGGAACAGGTCGCATACTTAACCGCAGCGCATCAGGCGGGCGCGTTTGCCTGTGTGGCGCTGGGCTGCGATGCCGCGTGGCAAGCGTTTAACGACTGGCTTGCCACGCGGGGTTAGGCAGCCGCCTTGGGTGCAAAGCTGGCCGCGCCGCACGCTCGACAGTAATGGCCGCCAAAGATTGACGGTTCCCATTCATGGCCCATTGCGGCGCAGTGCCTTTCAAATCCTGCGATTAACTT